TTGGCGCATTTAATCTGCACGGCGTAGCCATTCATTTTAAATTAGAAACGGTTTTGGAGTGGAATCTTTACAGAGACCACTTTTGTTTTTCCAGAGTGCATGTCATCTCGTAATTGGTGCTTTACTGTGAATAATCCTGCTGACACAGATTATCCTGAATCATGGCAACTCGACTACGTCAAGAACATGATCTATCAAGTAGAAATTGGAGAGAACGGCACCCTACATCTCCAAGGGTACCTCGAATTAAAAAACCCCCGCAACCTTACCTGGCTCAAACGTCAGATGCATTCAACAGCCCATTTCGAACGCCGAAAGGGCACACGCTCGCAAGCGGTCGACTATTGCGCCAAGGAAGAATCACGGTTAGCCCCTCCAAAGATCTGGGGGGCAAAAGAAGACGATGTGGAGGCTTGGCATTTCGTAGACAACACTGGGCACAGATCATTGGCCGAAGAGTTGGGATGGAGATTGTCGGAGACAGAGTCCCAAGATGGCTCGACATCTACGAAGAAACTGCAAGAAATCAAGCAGAAGTTGGAAGACGGCTCAGCTTCGATTGAGGAAATAGCTGATGACTATTTCCCCATATGGGTACGCTTCCACCGTGCTTTTGACAGGTATATAACCATGAAAACAGCACAAAGAAATCACGAATGCGAAGTTCATGTACTATTTGGACCAACTGGGACCGGGAAGTCGAAGTGGGTCATGGACAATTATCCTGTCGCCTACTGGAAGCAACGCTCAAAGTGGTGGTGTGGATACAGTGCGCATGAGACAGTCGTCATCGACGAGTTCTACGGGTGGTTGCCGTTCGACTTGCTGCTCCGGTTGTGCGACCGCTACCCGATGCTCGTCGAAAGTAAAGGTGGGCAGCTCCAATTTGTTGCAAGAACCATTATTTTTACTACTAATAAGTGTCCTGATGACTGGTACAATGGTTGCTATTTCCCTGCTCTCCGTCGTCGAGTGAGCAAATGGCACTATTTACCAACTTTAGGATTTCATTCTATTTACACCAACTTCGATGAGTTTAAGAATGCAATAAATCCCACGCCTTAAGGGCCGCACTTCGTCGTGCTCCCACAGGACCTTCAATCCTTAGGCTTTCATACCCTTAAAGGCAACAGTCATCTCCATCTTTACACGCATGTACGATGAATCACCCCACTGATCAGCATAGCATCTCAATCCATAATGTTCCACTGTAGGAGAATCAGTGCTAATCCAGGGGCGTTGCACGCCAAGTGTTTGCACTTCACTTCCAGATGATCCATGTAAACTTGTTGGCTTAGGACTTAATGTAATAGCAAAATCAGAACCATCGTTAAAACAATGCACGACACTTCCAGCGTGAGCTTGTGCCTCATTCAAACTTGTGAACTTTGCGTCACTTGACGAATCAGGAGCCAAAACCAAAAATGGCGCACGAGCGAATTGACTTCCACTCGCATCCGCCGTCCACGTGGTATTATCATCCGCACGATAATTATTTTGAGCTGGATAAAATACGAGACGAACCTTCAATATTTTATACCATTGATAAGCTCCTGTATATTCAGTGTAATTGAACAATTGGTCCAATTTGAATGCATATCCAAATGAACCATTCCCATTTCTACTTCCAGCAGCACGTAAGCGGCTATTTTGAATAATATCGCTCAATGTATGACCAGTTTCCCCCTCCGTCGGAGCTGGTGAATTCTGCAAACGCTTCACCACAGTTTCCGTTTTGTGTGCAGGAGCACCACGAGCAAGCATATTCATATTTGCTCGTCCATACTGCCGATAACTTCGTCGAAACATAGATTTCTTCGCCGCTCGCTGTATCTTAGTAGCCGCAATACTTCGTCTTAAACTGCTTCGTGTGCGCACACCTGTGCTGATACTTCGTCGGTATGGCATTCTCGGTTGATTTTCAATAGTGGGACCCTCTTCCCATATTCGCCTACGAACATGAGCTCTACCAGGGTGAGGGGATTGGTAATCCGGGTTGCTATGCGCCTCCCTTCTGTGCAACGCTTGCACAAGCTCTGTTGGCG